GGCACACCACATCACTACAATCACGAGGCCCACCCGAAGGATTTTCCGTGATTGCCATTGTTGGCTGCAGCCTTCTCGCGCTGTATGCCGCCATTGTGCGCGGACGCCCATCACGCTCAACACAGACCACATCGATGGGTAGGCGAGGTCTGGTACTTAGAACCCTGTGAGGCACTGCTCACCAACCACAATCAACAGGACCCGAAGTCCCACCAATTGGGCATGAAGCACAACTACCGGTGGACGGTTGGCGTGCTCATAGCACGTGAACCAGTCACCCATGATCGTTCCCAAATCAGCCACTTACGTGCTGCCCCTTACTAGCGGGAGACGCGTGGGAGGCCCACGCGCCCTAACGTTCAGCTAGGCCGACCCGTAGGGTCTTGACTGGGCCGCAGGGAGTGAAATCATGCAGACTTTTGTATGGTGCAAGGTTAAGTACTTGTTACAGCACAGTCTCCCAGAGTGACTCAACTAGCGGTCCTCACGACCATTCGTCAACCGTCACCCGACCTTTCCATGATCCGGTAGCTGTCAACACACGTTACCCGCCACTAACGACGGTAGTCGTGCTTCATGCGCCAACTGGAGGAACAGCGACTCCATGTCGACGTGGACGATGACCACAGTGCCCCAAATTGTGCATTGCAGCGCAGGGGTTGGGTCAATAGAGGGCATCCCAACTGGACTCAATAAGCCCAGGTTCAGCTTCGGTTGCGGAAGGAAATTGAGGATATTCGGTAACCACATCAGTGAGGCCAAAGCCAGGTCTGAATACCGATTCCATCAAGATCTGGTCATGCGGCGCAAGACCAAAAGCCTTCTCGAAGCTTAGTCTCGTCTCCAACGAGACCGGGATGACATCTTTCACGTCGGCCAGCCAAGCTCCCTGTACAAAATACAGGGCCAGAGAGTCCTCGACAACTCTCTTTCCATCTCTTCCCAGATGTTTGAGCATCTTGACGAACACCTCCTGCAGCACGGGCATGCCCAGCGCAAGAGAAAGTTCACACCTGCACACGTCATACAACCACCGACGTGCGAACGTAGGTTCGTTGAGCCACCTGTGTGAACAGGAGAACCCAGACAAAACCCTACGCCAATCCCTCACCATGGTGTAACCAGATGAGATCTTGACAGGTGCGGAGCGCCCAAAACGGACCTCCTCCAAGATGGTGACAGGGGAATCAAGTACAAGCTCTTGACCACACTGGTTGAGAACCGATTGTGCGAAGACGGGGTAAACACGACCGACATCAGCACCTGACATAAAGACAAGTGCGTTGTCACCATCCACAAGAACGTCGTACGGAACGTCCGCTGGGATGCCAGAGGCAACGGCTGCCAACATGACTATGGTGTTACCCATGCCGGTGTTAAAATCGCCGCTCGCCCTGCCTCCGGGCCGTGAAAACTTCCACCCACAATTGGTGCGGCCAGCCATGACAAGCTGGCGCGCTAACAGAGAACGTAGTCCTTTAGCCCAACCGTAGGCTGCCAGATACACACTCTGCTCCTCAACAAGCTGCCTCGAACTCACATGAGCCTCGAAACCCTTGCCATCTGCCTCAAACACCGTACAGGATTCAAAGGACTTGAACTTGCGTGCTATGAGATTAGCACGACCCCGCGGTGAAAGACCTTTCGCCACAACTCTGGTGGAACCCCATTTAGCCACGTGACCGCGTAGCCAAGCAGGTTCCCGAGCCCTGAAAAACCATTTGAGCGTGAGACGACCCCACAACCAATGCTCAAATGGCTTAAGCCAACACCCAATTGCTAAATTATACCTAGGTGAACGTGGAAAGATCATCCTAGGCTTGTGGTACTTTAGCAAATTCAGCTTGTCAGCTTTCAAGAACGCCTGTAATTCATAATCGCGGTGTGACAAAGGTCCGTCAACCCGCAAGGAACGTTCAGCTTCCAGGTACCTACGGCGCAATGCCCCTGTGTAGGATAGCGCCGTTTCCAGATGGGACCACTTAGACTCCTGATAAGTGCCGGCCAGTATGCGCATGCTCCTAACAGCACGCTTGAACATAGGCCCCACAGGCCGCGAATCAGGCCAGGGCAAAGGTCCCAGAACGCGTTCAAGCAAAGCCGCGCGTTCGTTGTGACTACAGTTAGCATGGACTCCGGAGACCCAAGTCGCCTCCAGTCCCGGAGCCCATGCTACCCTCATTTTACGACGGTGGTGGTCGTCGACCATTTCCTCGCCAGCCTCCAACAAGGCATCCCATCTCAAGGGTGGTCCAGTGTTCCCTACGCACTGTCCCTGGCAAGTCCACACACGTGCCTAAGCACGGTGCCACCATCGGGGGGAATCCGGTCCGAGGTCAGCCAAGCTCTGTGCAAGCACAGACTCAGCTGGAGGAACCTCGAGCGCTAACCTCATGGCACTGGTCACGACCATGAAGACGAGATCTTTAGGAAGCTCTCGTTTCTTGCACCAATCCAAGGCACGAAGCCTAAGAGCAGACACAAGAACAGCGTCGCGCTGTCTGAGCAGCGCGTACCCGGAAAGTTTGGACAGAAGTTCGGGAAACACAAGTTCCCGCGAGCCGTCAGAAAGCTCAATGTGCTTATAAGGCACAAAGCTTCCGTCCTCACACTGGACTACTCCTCCACCAAGGAGTACTGCACCGTCCTCGAACATCGAGAGGATGAGATTTAGAGAACTATCATAATTGGCAGAGGGGAGGTCTGGTGTCCACCGCCCTCTAGCCAACGCCGACAGCTGTCCGCGTCTCACGCCCACCACCGCCTCGAGTCCTGCGACCCAACGCGAGCGGCGACGAAGCCTGTTGCACGTCAAATGCAACGAGACAGGGGTGTGGCGCGACGCACCAGACCCAGCTGCCTCAGTTTGGGCTATGGGTAGGACCTGTCCAGTGGCCCTATCCACGCGTGTATTTAAAGGCACTCCGCCGAGTGCACTCCTTGCACGCCCATGCAAGAAGTAGTATATGCGCATGTTCGCGCTCAGCACCAACCAGAGAGGCCATCCGAAGAAAAACCACCAAACTGGGAGGAGAGGGCGCAACGCAAAGCGCAGTAGTACCAGAAGAAGCCATACACAAGCTTCGACCAGACGCATGAGAAGACCAAAGATGACAAACGCAACAACTGTGATGAGGATAGTTGTCAGCATCTTTGGGGTTTGTGTTGGCCAAACCAGGACCACGGTGCCAAGACTTTGTTTAACCACAGGTATCTATGACAATCTCTGTGGCCTTCCTGAGCCTGGAAGGAAAGGCAGGCAGAGAGGGGTGACTGCCACACACGCACGGGCATGTCCGAACCTGCCCGGAAAACCCAGCATAACCAAACAGGAAGGTCATGCGAAGGCAACAAGACAGGGGAAAACTCCA